CAACTTCCTACGTTACACAGCAGACAGCAAAGAAGTGGCAAGAGAAGTGTTTACCGGTATGCGTAAGCACGTAAAGGATCTACTAGGAGTAACTCCACAACAAGGCAAGTTCCACGAAAACACAGGTGCTCGTGCTACTACAATGAAACCAATACAAGTAGAGCCAGGCTGTTATGGAGCAATAGGGTGGAATGGTGAAGATAAAACATACATCGGTTGGATTGTACTGTATGGACTGTACCTTAGGGCTTTTGCACTAGACGACGGTTACATCTCAGACAAACAAAAAGCAAGCGGAGTACGTGGACAATACTTGTGGATTAATCCTAAGTTTGACCAACGCAAAAGACCCTTGACTTGGGCCGAGAAGCGTAAGCAAGCAAAGAAGTCATAAATTACCACTTTATTGTCTTTTTTGATAAATACTTTTATGGAAATAGACAATAGCAAAACTGGCCCAAAGCCAAAGACACTGGTAGAAGGAAGCATTACTGGACTTACTGTTGGTAGGAATAAAACAGTAGTCCCTCCTGATCAAGTAGAAGCACTTGCTGAACTTGGATGCTCAGATAGAGATATTGCAAACTTCTATGGTGTAAAAGAAGACACTCTACGATATAACTTTGCGGACAATCTTGTAAAAGGTAGAGAGCAGATGAAGATAACTCTTAGACGTGCAATGTTCAAAAACGCTTGCGTGAATATGAGTGCGGCAGTACAAATATTCCTCGCTAAGAACCTACTTCAGATGAGCGACACTGGCATTACTAACAGTGATGAAGCTTTGCCTTGGAATGAAGTAGTACAAGAAGAAACAGTTGAAAATGACAAAGAAGCCTAATATCGTAGACAGTGGTACAGTAGTAGTAAAACCACCTAAGAAGAAATGAGTAATACAGCCGAACTTAGTGTAACTATTATGTGTCATATGCAAAAGACACTTAATGACATAGTTACTGAGCAAGGCTCAATTAGTATTAACAACAAAACTATTTGGAACAAGTACCTACATCAGATGGACAATGTTATTTGGCGTGGAGTATTAGAAACATTATTAGACCTACACCAACAAGAGCCTGACTACTTTGACCTACATCAGATAGGTGCAGTACGTCAAGGATTAGAAACGCTCAACAAGTATTACGACTATTACGACAATGTGTTACACATCAACAAGCCCACTATGAAGCATAGAGGAATTGCTTGGAGATGCTTAATGGTTGTTAGAGAAGTTATGAATACTATAGAGAAAAGACAATAGGAGTAGTAGATGTCAATTAGAAAAGAATACTTATCAGAATGGCGCATATGGTACAATGCGTTTAACAAAGCAAATAAAGAAGAAACTCACGTACATCCTGATTGGCAAGACTTTGAAACTTGGCTTAATGAACTAGGCCCAAGACCTAACAGCACTGATCAATTCTGTAGAGATGACTGGACCAAAGGATGGACACCTGACAATGCAGGATGGCGCACAATGCCATATGGACGTAATAAAGACTATGGTTACGCTAAGGCAAGTTATGAACGACGAATGCATCAACAGCATTCTTGTTAAGTTCAAAGCCTGTAATACAATCTTGGTTATTATTGGATCATACAAATAGTGCTAAATGTGGTGGAAGTAATCTAATCTTCTCTTGTGGTACAAAGAACAAATCCATTTCGCCTCGTCCTTCCTTGTGAGTTCGCAAGTCAATCCAACCGTTAATCTTTGAACAGCAACGATAGTTAAGAGCATCAAACAAGTCAGCAATGTCAGTGCGAGCATAGTTAAACTTACGGCATTGCTTCTCAACTAATTCCAACTGTAGTACTGGACGATTGGTTGTTATAGTTTGCATTGCTCCTTGTAATACAAACAGTTCATACCCTTCTACATCTATCTTAATAAAGCCAACTTGAGTAAACTTGTATGAGTCTAGTGTACGCACATCTACATCTACTGTAGCTTTAGTAGTGCCTCTACTTCTAGGGTTCTTGTCAAAGTGTTGTAAGTGGTTATGTCCGCCATTGCGAGGATGTGTTATTATTTGTGTTGTCCTAGGTGTTTCGCCTAATGCACTTGTGTGAAGTGTTACGTTAGATACGCTGTTGTCTCTTACAGTGTTTGTCCATAATGTTTGTGCTAACGGAGTCGGTTCAAAGCACTCAACAGTGTTAAAGCGTTTAGCATAGTGTATTGCGTTCACAGCATTGTTAGAGCCAATGTCAATACAACGCTGCCAGGATTGTACAATTGTTTGTGCAAAGTCCCAGTTAGTTGATTGATACTGTCCGTGCTGAAGTCTTCCGTAATACATTGTATCACCTTGCTCAATCCAGTAAATATTTCCGTCCTTGCTATGTATTGCTTCTATGTTCATAATGACGTATCCTTTGTAGTATTTATGCAAACTTAGATTGTACTCACGAAAACAGACTCCGAAGAGCCTGCTCGTAACTATACTGTCAAATTGCTACATTGTTAACCGTTTTGCTACCATTTAAAATGAATTATGATAAATACTTTTATGGACAATTACGAATTTAAATATGCACTAAACAAGACACGTACAAGCCCAGCAGTTGGTCCTGGACGCACTGTTGATCGTAGCAAATGGATTAAAGGTCCTTGTCCTGTTAGACACGATAAGTACTATGCTTGGCTTAAACACCGCAGTCAAGCAAACTATCGCAAAGAGCCTTATACTTTAACTTGGGATCAATGGGAAACGCTTTGGACAGATGACCTGTTCTTACGTCGTGGAAAAGGACCAGACAGTGTTTGTCTTACGCAACTTGATCGCAGTATTGGATGGACCATAGACAACGTAGAAATAATAGTTCGCAAAACACATTATAGTGGCACACGGATGATTGATAGATAATGATAGATCCCGGCTTTGATCCTTACGATACAATGATGCAGTTAATTGAAACAGTTAATTCGCAGGCACGATTACTTGAAGAAGTAGTACGAGCACACAATAAACACGAAAGATCATTGCTTGCTCTATTAGAGCAAAACAACTTCCTAAGGCACGAACACGAAGTAGACCGCAACCAAATAGTAACAATTAGTAAAGCGTTAAATGAGTTAATGAATGATATTGAGTGATCCCCAACAATCCATCGCAAATGACAAACATCGCTTTAAGGTAGTAGTTGCAGGTAGACGCTTTGGCAAAACCTTTCTGTCAATACGACAGTTGTGTTACCATGCAAGGATACCTAATCAAAACATCTTTTACATTACAAGTTCCTATCGCGCGGCAAAGATGATTGTGTGGAAGCCTCTTAAAGAACGCTTGCTAAACTTAAAGTGGGTAGTCAAGGTTAATGAAAGCGAACTAAGCATCACACTTAAGAATGGCAGTGTAATAAGTCTTAAAGGGGCAGAGAATCCAGACAGTTTACGTGGTGCAAGTTTAAGCTATGTAGTAATAGATGAAGTTGCAGATGTTGATGCAGACTTATGGATTAGTGTTATACGTCCGGCTCTTGCTGATCAAAAGGGCGGAGCAATGTTTATTGGTACACCTAAGGGTAAAAGCAATTGGCTCTACGACTTGTACCTAATAGAAAAAGAACAATCTAACATATGGGCCAGTTGGCAGTACACAACAATTGAAGGTGGCTTTGTTGATGAAGAAGAAATAACACAGGCTCGTGCAGACATGAGTCTTAAACAGTTCCGACAAGAGTTTGAAGCAACGTTTGAAACAACAGAGAATAGAGTTGCCTGGGCGTTTATTAGAGATGACAATATTAAAGAAGCACCTGACCACATTGATCACAGCATCATACATATTGGAATGGACTTTAACGTAAGTCCTGCAACTGCCGCTATCTTTGTTAAGGATGATGCAAAGATGTACCAAATAGACGAGATACTAATGTACTCATCAAACACCAACGAATTAGTTACAGAAATTAAAACACGCTACCCTAAGAGCAAGATATTTGTTTATCCTGATCCAAGTGGTAACCAAAGACGTACGAGCGCCGGTGGCATGACTGATCACACTATATTATCCAACGCTGGGTTTGTACTTAAAGCACCACGCAAGCACGATCCAGTAAGAGACAGAATCAATGCATACAATGCTCGTTTATGTTCAGCAGATGGCACTAATAACCTTTATATAAGTAGCACTGCTAAATATACAATAGAGAGTCTTGATAAATTTACATTTAAGGAAGGTACACAAGTACCGGACAAAGATAGCGGATACGATCATATGTTTGATGCGGCTTCATACTGTATCGCATATCTATTCCCACTAACACGGGACATAGATCCTGACAGTCAACAACCGCAACGCTGGGGCATTGCATTAGCATAAAAGGAAAAAATAATGGACGCAATACAATTATTAACAACAGAAGTAGCACAAGCAGTAAGTGGCAACGCTATATACAATGCTTACAAAAGCCAATGGCGCTATATGTTGGAATCATACATGGGTGGAATGGAGTATCAGAATGCTCAACACCTTGTAAAATATCAATTAGAAACAGAAAGTGAATACCAGAACCGTTTAGATACTACTCCACTACAGAACCATTGTTCAAGTGTTATTAGTGTATACAACAGTTTCTTGTTTGGACAACAACCACAACGATCGTTTGGTAGTGTTAAGAATATGCCCGAACTTGAAGACTTTCTTAATGATGCAGACTTTGATGGACGCAGTTTAAACAGCTTTATGAAAGATGCGGCAACTTGGGCAAGTGTGTTTGGTCATGCTTGGGTTGTAGTAGCAAAGCCAGACATTGGTGCAACTACAAGAGCAGACGAGTTAGCACAAGGTGTCCGTCCATACCTAAGTTTACTTACTCCATTAGTTGTTCTAGACTGGCGTTATGCAAGAGCACCAAGCGGACGTTATCACTTAGAATACATTCGTTATGTTGAAGAAGTAAATGGTGATGTAAGTGTTGTTAAAGAATGGACTATGGAAACAGTTCGCACAATGACAATTAATACAACAGACGATGTGTTAATTGGTGATGAGCAAGTACCTAATCAACTTGGAACAGTTCCGGTCGTATGTGTGTACAACAAACGCTCAACAGTTAGAGGCATTGGTATTAGCGACATTGGCGACATAGCTGATGCACAGAAGTTTATCTATAACGCT